TGGCAGAGCGTGCCTTGCAGCGTACCCTTGTACTAACCCAGTTGACGCAAATGGAGACCGACTTGCGCGAGCAAATGGTTTACGGGGCACCTCCAGAATTAGGCAACCTGTGGACACGGTTCAACGAGATGCGTGAGCAGATTTCAATCGAGCAAGAGCAAGCCAGGGCAGTGCGAGATCAACGTGAGGCGCAGGCGAGATGGCAACGAAGACGGGTAATCGCGGACCTGCAAGACAAAGCAATCTACCTGGGAGCCGCCTTGTGCGTGATCCTATACCTGGCCGTGTTTTGGTCACTCCTGGTGATGGACCGAAAGACCAGATGGGGTTTCTGATCGCGCTCATATGTATGGTCCTAGTTTTTTGCCTGATGCTGCCGATAATTACAGTAATCTACTTTGATACCCTGGCGGTGCAAAAGGAAAGCAAAGCCCAGATCGAAAGAATGGAGAGGCTGCGCAAGCAACTTGAGGAAGAGCGCAAACAACTGGAGCAGCGTAATGAGCAAAGATAAATTTTTGTGGGGCGCAATGATTGGAGTGCATAAGCTCATCATGGTTGCCGGCATTATCTTTTTTCTGTCCGCTTGTGAAGATCGGTATCGATACACCTGCCAGAACCCTGACAACTTTGAACTCAAAGAGTGCCAGAAACCTCGCTGCTTATTTACGCAGACCTGCCCTGAGTATTTGGTTGCCCCAGTATTGACAAACAAGATTGAACCAGCAAAGGCCGAAGATGCTAAAAAGTAAATACACCCCTGAAGAGATTGAGGTTCGTATCTGGGGCTTTGTTGTGGTGATGATCACCGTCATTTTGCTTGGCATTGTGTTTGCCCTGCTCTATTCAGTGACGTTTGTCACCCAACCCATCAAGTCCATGGCGCCCATCGACCAGGCTTACACCAAGATGTTGAACGACATTGTGCTGCTCATTGTTGGCGGCATTGGCGGCATTGTGGGCAAGCGTGCCGTGGGGGCCGTCACCGCTGCAATAAACCCTGCACCGGCACCCACACCTTCCCCGGCTGCACCAGCGCCTTCTAGCCCTGTTTCTGCGCCTGCCAGCGGTGCTCTGCCAGTGTGGATCAATCCACCTCTAGATGAAACCTGGACGCCTCCACCTCCACCGACAACGCCACCCGAGCACCTGGAACCCGATCACGTCCGTGAGGAGATCGCAACAGCAAGACGTGAGGCTGGGCAGTGAATCCATATCTGATCATTGCGGCCATGGTTGCCATTGGCGGTGCCTATGGTTACGGCCACCATGTTGGTTATGCTGACCGGGACGCTGAGATGCAGGCTCACATTGCCAAGCTCAATGCAGAGTCACGCGCCAAGGAGCAAGAGCTGGCAAGCTCACTGAACAATCAAACTGAAACCCTGCGAAAGGCCAAGAATGAGATCAATAAAAAGCAGTCTGACATTAATAATCTTATTGATGCTAACCAGTTGCGCCTCCCGGTCCCGTCCACCCCAAGTTGCGTACCAGCCACCCCAGATGCCAGCCCTGCCGTCAGAGATCGGGGAGAAGAAAGACCCGACCCTTACCGAGAGGCTATTAAAAGTATTGTCGCCATCGCCATCGAGGGAGACAGAAACACCGTCCAACTCAACGCCTGCATCGACACCTACAACAAAGTGAGAGAGGCCATCAATGGTAAACAGTGAACAACTCAAAAAGCTGCACATTGGCCCTGAGTGGGTTGATGCGCTCAATGAAACCTTTGGCAGGTTCAACATCTCCACCAAGCGCCAACAGGCTGCATTCATTGGTCAATGCGGCCATGAATGTGGGAACTTCAAGGTGCTACAAGAGAATTTGAACTACCGCGCTGCCACCTTGATGAAGTTGTGGCCCAAGCGTTTCCCCACTCTTGACGTTGCCAACCAGTACGCTGGCAACCCAAAGAAGATTGCCAACATGGTTTATGCCAACCGCATGGGAAACCGTGACGAGGCATCAGGTGATGGTTTTCGTTTTTCGGGAAAAGGTTGCATACAATTGACAGGCCACAGCAATTTTTTTCACGCAGGCCAAGCCCTGGGCGTTGACTTTGTCATGCAGCCTGAGTTGGTTGCCACACCTAAATATGCGGCACTGACGGCAGGCTGGTTTTGGTCAACGCATGACTGCAACCGCCTGGCCGAGTCAGGGGACTGGGCAGCACTCACGAAGAAGATCAACGGTGGGACAATTGGCCTCGAAGACCGCATCAAACACATTAATGAGGCCTTGGCAGTCCTGACATGACAAACCTTTACCAGCAGCTCGAAACCCCGGCGCCGCCAGATCTACCCTCACCAGGTCAGACCTATGACGAGCGCCTGACTGCGCAAACCCATCGCGGCTTGCTGGTGTACTTTCGCAAGCTCACCAATATCTTGTCAACGGTCCTTGGGCCGCGAGGTGGCAAGTACTTGAATGTGCCTTATGGTGCGTTTCAAGACTCAACCGACCAGGCGGCAGCCAATACGACAACGGCTTACGCCATCACATTTGACACAACTGACTACTCAAATGGGATCACTCTGTCAAATTCATCACGTTTGAATGTGTCGCAGGGTGGTTTGTACAACGTGCAATTTAGCGTGCAATTCAAAAACACCACGAATGACACGCAAGACGTTGAGGTCTGGTTTCGCAAGAATGGCACTGACATTGCCAAGTCAGGATCACGTTTTGGGCTTTCGCCGAGGAAAAGCTCAGGTGACCCATCGCACATGATCGGGGCATTGAATTACTTTGTGGACCTGGCCGAGAGCGATTACCTGCAACTCATGTGGCGGCCATCAGACGTTGGCGTCTCCATCGAGCAGTACCCTGCCGGGACCAGCCCAACCAGGCCAGCAATCCCCTCAGTCATTGCCACCGTGAGTTTTGTCTCGAATCTTTCCGCATAATCACATCATGGCACTTGTACCACTCAGAATCCCCCCAGGCGTTTACCGTAACGGCACAGAGTATCAAACCTCTGGGCGGTGGTTTGACGCCAACCTGGTTCGCTGGTTTGAGGGTACTTTGCGTCCCATTGGTGGATGGCGCAAGAGATCCGAGTCCCAACTGACCGGGTCATGCCGGGGACTGATCACCTGGCGCGACAACTCAGGGGACCGCTGGATCGCTGCCGGTACGCACTCCAAGCTCTACGCCATGAATGAGGCTGGCACGCTCAAAGACATTACGCCGACAGGCTTGACGGTTGGCATTGCTGACGCAGCCACAAAGACCGGGTACGGGTACTCCACCTATGGCAACTTTGCGTATGGCGTCCAGCGCCCAGACACTGGCACAGTGACGCCAGCAACGACCTGGAGTCTGGATACCTGGGGCGAGTACCTGGTCGCGTGCTCAGACGCCGATGGCAAGCTCTATGAGTGGCAGTTGGGCTTTTCAACGCCAACCCTGGCCGCTGTCATCACCAACGCGCCAACGAGCTGCAACGCCGTGATGACAACGGCAGAGCGCTTTGTCTTTGCCTTGGGTGCCGGTGGAGATCCCCGCAAGGTCCAATGGTGTGACCAGGAAAACAACACCGTCTGGACCCCGGCAGCAACAAACCAGGCAGGTTCATTTGAGCTGCAAACTGTTGGGTCACTGAAGGCAGGCAAGCGCGTGCGCGGTGTAAATCTGCTGTTTACAGATGTTGACGTTCACGTCAGCACTTACATTGGTCTGCCCTATGTGTTCAGTTTTGAGAAGGCCGGGTCAGGTTGTGGCTTGATCTCAACCCAGGCCGTTGCGGCCATTGACACTGCTTGCATTTGGATGAGCAATTCTGGCTTTTGGGTTTATGACGGGTACGTCAAGCCATTGGCTTGTGACGTTGGGGACTACATCTTTCAAAACATCAACGCCAACCAGGTCAGCAAAGTCTATGCTGTGCATAACAGCAAGTATGGCGAGATCATTTGGTTTTACCCATCAAATGCGAGCAATGAGAACGACTCATACGTCACCTACAACTACCGCGAGAACCATTGGGCCATTGGCTCCTTGTCTCGCACGGCTGGCACTGACCGGGGCGTCTACCTAAACCCCCTGATGGTTTCTGCTGACAGTTATATTTACGAGCACGAAGTCGGGTTTGCGTATGACTCTGTTGCGCCGTTTGTTGAGTCTGGCCCTGTGGAGATCCAGCCGGGTGAAAACATTATGAATGTGCGTCAGTTGATCCCTGATGAGCAGACCCTGGGTGAGGTTGTTGTGTCCTTCAAGACTCGCATGTACCCCACGGCCACAGAGACAACTTATGGACCCTACTCTGCCAGCGAACCCACAAGCGTGCGGTTTTCAGCGCGTCAGGTCAAGATCAGGTACACCGGGGCGGTGCTTGCTGACTGGCGAGTTGGAGTCAACCGTTTGGACGTGTTACCCGCTGGCAAGCGTTGAGACTTAAAATTGACCTATGAAAGACATCAGACAAATCCTCACCGAAGACCTGGCAAAGAACTATGGCGGCTTTGCCATGACGGTTGATGCCTACTTTGATGGGTTGATGAATGCGCCCAAGACGGGGAACTTTGTTGTGCGTCAGGGTGACACTCTGATTTTGACGAAGAAGATCGAGAAAAACGGCATCGAATTTCACTGCATTAACGGTGAACGCGCCAAAGACCTTGTGTCCAATGTGCAAAAGTACCTAGATGACTTGAATGATTTCGGGCATGACTATGCAGTCACGTTCTACGATAACCCCAGGATCAATGACTTGATTGCACAACTCACCTACCCGTCAGAGGTCAAGAAGATCGATGATGGTTTATTCAGAACATACGAAGCAACTTTGAGGTTCAAATGGGCGCATTAAATCAATTGGGCAGTGCCGCAAGCAGTTTTATCGCCGATCCTGTCGGCAGCACCAGCAATGCTCTGGCAAAGGTGGATAAAGACCTGAG